AAAACCCAGTCGAAGCCTCCCAGCCCGACGTTATTCAAACACCCCTATTCGCAACAGCGAAGCGTGAATTCAAGATGCCATCTGCTGGCGAATGGATTAGCGCACAGATGCAAGGTGGCGCAGTCGCTGCCGAGTTCAATGCTCGCCTTCGTGCAGCTGCACCAGACGTAGTGACCACAGACATCCCAGGTGTTTTGCCACTGCCAATCGTTCAGCCGATCTACAACAACTTCCGTGGCCTTCGTCCAGTTATTGACGCAATCGGTGTACGCCAGTTGCCACAGTCAGGCAAAGTGTTCATCCGTCCAGTTGTAACAACGCACACCTCAATGGCTTCAGCAACAGAAAACACAGCAATCCAATCAGGAACTTTTGTAGTTGACGATGTTCAAATCACCAAGGGAATCTACGGTGGATACGTTGAAATCTCTGAGGCTTCAATGGACTGGTCTTCACCTGAAGTTCTTGGCGCAATGCTTGACGACATGGGTCGCATCTATGCGAACACCGTGGACAACGTGGCTGCAGACGCTCTTGAAGCAGGCACAACCAACACCAACAACTTCACTGCTGCAGACATTGCAAAGCCTGAAGTGTGGGTTGCATGGGTGTACCAAGCAGCATCAGACATCCTCACAGGGTCGAATGGCAACTTGCCATCGCACTTGTTCCTTGCTCCAAACCGTTGGGCTTCCCTCGGTAACTTGTCAGACGACACTGGACGTCCATTGTTCCCAAACATTGGGCCAATGAACGCACTTGGTCAACTTGCACCCGGCGATTCTGCTGGCAACGCATTTGGTCTTCAAGTTGTTGTTGACCGTAACCTTCCATCAGGAACCATGATCATCGGAGACCCAACAGGCTTTGAAAACTGGGAGCAGATGAAGGGTGCAATCAGCATCGACAACCCATCGACCTTGTCTCGCACAATCGCATTCCGTGGCTACTTCGCCTCGAAGATGATTGACGACACCAAGGCACAGGCTTACTTCGAACTAATCGAAGGCAAGAAGCACAAGACACAGGAAGAATACAACATCGCTCTTCAGTATCTCATCGATACTGGAGTCGCACAGGAACTCGCGAAGTCGATCAACCACTGGGCATGGATCATGCGTGATGCCATGAACAATTCTGCAATAAAGGTTAAGAAGTCATGAGCCGTTTAGCTTTACGTATGGATGACGACGTGCAGGACATCGGTACAATCAGGCAGAACTATGCACGTATTAGGAAACAGTTTGCCCCACCACAGGAACGGATTGTTATTACTCCTGTGTCGCCGCCACTTGCCCTTGAAGCACCTGTGTTTAAACAGGTAATCGACACTGCAAGTATTACAGACAATTGGGTACAGAGAGAACTTGAAAAGTGGAACATACAGAAGAGCGAGAAGGTCACGTTCAAGACCATCATGCGTGAAGTCGCGATCAAGCACAGAATTCCTGTGACATCATTCAGGCTCGAAAGCAGATCAAGACCACTGGTTGATGCACGTCAAGAATGTTTCTACAGGTTGAGGCACGAATTAAACATGACAATGCATCAGATTGGCACTGCCATGAATAGAGATCACAGCACCGTGATGCACGGTATTCAACAATTCACATTGAAAAACAAGGAGACTATCAATGGTACAGTCAGAACAGAAGAAAATCTCTACGGGATCAACGACTCTGCGTGAGCTTGTGAAGGCAAAAGAACGCCTTGCTGCTGCGACACAAAAGCAGAAGGTGTTGGCACATCTCCTGACGTTGGGTAAGATATCACCTCTTGAAGCGTTTGGCGTGTACGGAATCTTCCGTCTTGCGTCGTGCATCTATGACCTCAAGAAGGATGGCTTTGAAATCCAGACGATCCTCAAGCGTGACCTCAACAAAAAACCATACGCGGTTTATAAGTTGAAGAGTTACGGTTCAACAGCAGAGTAAACAGGTGCATCATGGCTACACTGTATTACGAGAATGGCAAGTTTATCTTTCGCGGATCGTTTGATGAGAGAGAAATCCCCAAAAGCGCACGGTTTCGGTGGGACAGTGTATCTAAATTGTGGTGGACTGACGACAAAACTAAGGCGGCGACGTTAATCAAATACGCCTCTGCCACAACACGTGCCATTCTGGTTGAAGAACATAACAAAATGGTTGAAGTACTTGAAGCATCACGTGCGACTGATGCTGACGTTGATCTCCCTCGCCCTGAAGGTCTGGAGTATTTACCATACCAGAAGGCAGGGATTGTGTACGCATCTGAACGTGCAGGTACACTTATTGCAGACGAGATGGGCTTGGGTAAAACGATCCAAGCCATTGGCGTGGCGAATGTTACTGGTGCAGAGAAAATCCTCGTGATCTGTCCTGCTACGTTGAGGATCAACTGGCAACGTGAGTTCGACAAGTGGAGTATCAAGCCTCTCAGGTGTGGTGTTGCTGTTGCCAATGACTATCCTGAAGATTGCAACATCGTAATCATAAACTATGACATCGTGGACAGGCATCGTGACAAGATTGATGCTGTCGATTGGGACTTGCTGATCTGTGACGAGGCTCACTATCTCAAGAACCAGAAGGCTCAACGCACTGTCGCTGTACTTGGCGGCAAGATCAACAAGAAGAAAGCAAAGTCATGAGTGAACTTAAACCAATCAAGGCAAAACGTAGGTTGTTTCTAACAGGGACACCTATCCTGAACAGACCAAAAGAAATATGGAGTTTGATAAGCAGTTTAGATCCAGTCACATACAACAGCTACTATCGCTTTGCGTATCGTTACTGTGGAGCACACAAGGGACGCTTTGGTTTCGATGACGCAGGGGCAACTAACCTTGACGAATTGCAGAACAAGCTACGCTCTACGATCATGGTGCGTAGGCTCAAGGCAGACGTGTTGAAGGATCTTCCTGCCAAACGTAGGCAGATCATTGAGTTCCCGAAGAATGGAGCGACGGTACAGATTGACAATGAAGTCAAGGTCATGTCCAGAGCAATGGAACAACTGCATCACCTGCGTGTTGCTGTCGAGTTGTCTAAAGCTTCTGATGATATCAACGTGTACAAAGATGCCGTCAACAAGTTACGTGACGGTGCGTCAGCGGCGTTTCAGGAAATCGCTATCGCACGTAGGGACACAGCAGTCGCGAAGATACCATATGTTATTGAACACCTGAAGAACTGCTCCGGCAAGGTGATTGTCTTCGCGCATCATCATGTCGTGATCGATGCTTTGTATGAAGCTCTTGGCAAGGAAGCTGTGAAGGTTACTGGATCAGTCAACATGACGGCACGTCAAGAGGCAGTTGACAGGTTCCAGAATGATCCATCGTGTCTGTTCTTCATTGGCAATATCAAGGCGGCTGGTGTTGGTATTACTCTAACAGCCGCTTCACACGTTGTGTTCGCTGAGATTACGTACACACCTGCTGATCTCTTACAGGCAGAGGATCGTGCTCATCGTATCGGTCAGAAGGAATCCGTTCTAGTGCAACATCTGGTACTCGAAGGCTCTATCGATTCCAACATGGCCCGGTCGGTGGTCTTGAAGATGGATATCATTGATCAGGCATTGGACAAGGATAACGCCATAGCAGACCTTGACATTCCAGTTCTTCCAGACCAACCGATCACTGCATCGACGACACGTTTAAACATCGACACTGAAGCTGAAAAAATATCTGTGGATCAGTCAGCCGCTATATTGCAATGTCTGCAGGTTATCTCCAGTATGGACGCAGATGGTGCTCGTGCTCAGAACAAGGTCGGCTTCAATAGACTGGACACTGACATTGGAAGGTCACTTGCAATGAACTCTAAGTTGACGTTTAAACAGGCAGTACTTGGTAAGCGTTTGGTGAATAAGTATCGTGGTCAGATCGAAGACAAAGATCTATTAGCAAAAGCAATGGGAGCGTAACATGAATAAGGATATCAATTTAGATACTAAAGAAGGTTTGCGGAAAGGGTTGTTGGTCGTGGCAGAAATGCTGGAAAACCAGATAATCATTCACACCGACGCACAAACCAAGTCTGGTGATAACCCGCCAAAGCCGAACCAAATGAATTTTAATTTACAGGTTCCCGCCGTGAGCGATTATGATTGCG